AAAATAAAATCGATAAATTAATTGATACATATATTGCGGAGTTTGATTTGCCGCTTGCCAGCATGATTGGCATTCTTCAAGTCAAGATCCACGAATTGATTGAGAATTCTATGTTTGACGAGGATGAAGAAGATGATGAGGACGAGGAGGATGAGGAATGAAATACAATAGGCTAGATCAACTTGGCATTGTGATTACGGAGAACCCAATTGAGCATATTGAGTTTGATGTGCTAGATAAAGCGTTGAAAAATAGCGGAATAGATGCAGACAAGTTCAATGAATACTTTGGAATGCAAACCTGCTATGAGAAGGGATTGTACCCGTGGGATGTTGAGCCAGTCTTGGAGAGAATGATGAGCGGAAAGCTAACAGGAACACAACTATACTGGGATTAATATATGAGCAAAGTAGATACATTTATGATGGAAGCGTTGGACGAAATGTTCAAGCGAGTGGGGTTTGAAGGATTCGACAAAGAATTCACCAACCAAGAAGAGTGGTATACAAAGCGAAGCTGGACTGGGGCAGAGTGCGAAGATTTCAAAAAATGGTTTTCGGCTAGATATGCCAAGGTATTCCGATCTAATAAAAAGATTGGTGAGAAAGAATTCGCATGGTTTAATCTGATGTGGGGTTGGAAGGTGAATGAATAAACCTCCTTCAGTTTTACAGGCAATTAACATTGCCACCAAGGTGCGAGTTGAAGCAGAAAGGGATGATATCAATGGGATTATCTATGCCGCTCAGTACATTTTAACCAACCTTACGGACTCGCAGAAAAAAATGGTTACACTGGACGAAAATGTGGCTAGGCAGACTGTGTTAAACTTTGTTCAACACCTGCTAAAACACGACCAATTTGAAGCAGCGGCAACGATTCTTTGGGGATCTGGAGTTTATGACTGGAGGCCACAGAGTGCAGCGGATACATGGAGGTGTTTGTTTGAGAATGACAAGTTGTTAGTTCAGGGTGCAGGTGCAATGGGCAAGTGCCTTTTAAAAGGAACGCAAGTTATAATGTCAGATGGTACATTGAAAAATGTTGAAGATGTAAAAATCGGAGACAAGGTAATGGGGCCAGATAGCAATCCAAGAAATGTAGTTGATTTGCATAGCGGAATTTCTCCAATGTATCGAATAGATCAAGAGCGTGGAGAGTCATATACTGTTACAGACGATCACATTTTAACTCTTATTTGCACTGAAAACAAAAAGAATGGGGATGGGAAAACGATATCAAGCACATATACAATGGGAAAGGTGATTGATATTGGGTTGCAAGAATATCTTAAATCATCCCAACAATTCAAAAGTTTGTACAAAGGATTTTCAACTGGAGTTCATTTTAATGAGCAAGTGATTCCAATGGATGCTTATGTTTTTGGATTGTGGTTAGGTGACGGGAATGGAAAGGGTGGAAGACTTGGACTTACCACAATGGATGATGTCATAAGAGATGCGTGGATTCAATACTGGGAAGAAAAGGGATGTGAAATTGTAAAAACAGAACAAAAGAATAACAAATCAAGCGTTTATTACGTTAAGGGAGCAGGAACGATAAAAAAAGTAATGTCGTTTGCGATAAGAGATAATGAAAAAATGATTCCTGAATGTTATAAATTAAATTCAAGAAGCGTTCGTTTAAATGTTCTTGCTGGTTTTATCGATACAGATGGGTATGCGGCAGGGCCGGGGTATGGATATATTCAGAAAAACAAAGAAGTTGCAGTGTCAATTGCGTTTATTGCCAGAAGTCTTGGTTTGGATGTGACAGTCAAAGAGTGCAGAAAGCGTTGCGTCAACAATGGGGTTTGGGGAATATATTACAGAGGACACATCAGTGGAGATTGTTCTGTTATCCCATGCAGGTTAAAAAAATGTGATGCAAGAAAAGTTAAAGTTTCTATTGGGAAAAAAATAAACATTACTCCAGTTGGTGATGGTGAATATTATGGATTTGTATTGGATGGAGATAAAAGATTTTTACTTTCAGATTTTACAATAACTCACAACACGTTTAACGCAGCGGCATGGTTCCTTCTAGATTGGATGCGAGATCCAGAGTACACTTGTATCAAAGTAGTTTCGTTGACCGAGGCACACGCTCAACGTAACGTATTCGCTGCAATCAAAAACTTCTACCGAACCGCATTGGTTAGACCAGAGTACGAAGGCAGTGAGGATCTTGTTAAGAGCATTCAAGCCAATGACGATGACAAGAACGGAATTCACTTGGTTGCCGTACCAAAAGGTGATAGCGGAACGGGTACGCTCCGAGGGTTCCATCCATCCCCAAGGCAAAAGCCAGATCCCAAATGGGGTCAGATGAGTAGGACACACGTTGTCCTAGACGAAGCTGAGGAGGTTCCCGCTGGGGTGTGGGAAGGTTTGCAAAACATCTTGTCCGCTGCGGACACAAAAGATTCCAAGGGACGCATCAAGATTTTCGGAGCGTCTAACCCGAAAGATCGGAATAGTGAATTCGGTAAGAGGTGCGAACCTTCGCGGGGTTGGCAGAGTGTGGATTGCGAGGAGGATTTCGAGTGGGATAGCAGGGAGGGGTGGCATATCTTGAGGCTGGATGCAGCGAGGTGCGAGAACGTGACCAACAAGGAGATTGTTTTCCCCGGATTCCAATCCTACGAAGGCTACATGGCGTACGAAAGTAAGGGTAGGACTGCCGAATATTACACAATGGCCCGTGGATTCTTTCCGCAGGAAGGTATTTCCATGGCAATAATAACTCCAGCCATGATGGACAACTCGATGGGTAGCTTGCGGTTCATTGGGCCTGTAGTGCCTCTAGCAGCGTTCGATTTGGCACTGGAAGGTCGAGATCAGGTTGTCTGTTCATTTGGACGATACGGACTCTGCGATGGATGGACTCCGAGGGATGGACAATTTCGTGAATTCAAAAAGCCCAAGACGTGTTTGCAACTAGACTCACAAATGCAGTTCCCAAAACTAGCAACACTAGAGCAGACCGCTGAGATCATCCGCTTTGCAAAGGAGATGAGGATCGGCGCGAATTGGCTATGTGTTGACCGAACTGGAAACGGAGCAGGAATCCACGATGCGTTGAAGTCACTCTACGGAAGCGAAGTCATGGGAGTCAATTATTCATGGGCTAGTTCAGAAACCCATATCTTGGGAGATGACACACAACGCGCAAACGAATTGTATTCAGGAGTTGTTACAGAACTAATTTTCGGACTTGCAAAATATCTGGAGTTTGAGTATTTAAAAATATCACCGAGCTTCCGTACCGAGGAGTTGGTTCGTCAAGCGACTTCGCGGCGGTACAAACAGCAGGGGCAGGGGTTGGTGAGAGTCGAGAGCAAAGGAGACTTCGTTAAACGGACTAGGCAAAATAGTCCTGACGCACTCGATTCCCTGTCCTTGCTGGTCTATTTAATGAGGCAACGGGGTGGAGTGGTTGCTACGATGACCGATCCAAAACCAGAAAAGTTTGAATTCACTAAAAAACATACTGGAATTGAAAGCTATGAATTTGTTGATTTCAGCAATTAATTTGATAAATAAGTAAGAATTTGCTTGCAAACCTTACAAAACTGACGTAAAACTCAAAAATTCATGGCAAAACCGATAATTGGAATGATCCCACCGGGGGGTTGGCATTACTACGATGGTGATGCGAAACTAACTGGTCATAGCTATGACAATCTTCTTCAGGTTGTCACGAATTTCCGTGCCGAAAACCATTTGCCAGTTGGTGACGTTGAAGGGGATGTCAATTCGTACATCTGTAGCAAGAACCCTAATTTTTGTCATGGAGTAGATATGGTTGTTGTAACATCCGTGAATACTCCTAGTCAAAAGACAGAGTTGCTCAATGACATTACGATCTGGGCTAAAAATGTCATCAATTCTACAAAAGAGATAGCACTTGTATCCAGTGAACTGGCAGAGCAACGCGCAAAAATCTGTCTTGCTTGCAAACAAAACGTCCAGTGGAAAAGCGGTTGCGGTGCTTGCGTTAAGGCAACGGATAGGTTAAGTGCAAGCATTAGACAAGCTAAAGAAACCAAGACATCCAAGGCACTGGGGGGTTGCTTGTTGCTACGTCACGACAACAAGTCCGCAGTTTTCATGTCCAGAGACAGCATTTCCCCCTCAGATAATTTGCCAGTAGATTGCTGGCTAAATCTCAAATAATATGGCAGATACCACCAAACCAATTCCAGCAGAAGTCACAAACGTCTACGCCTCGAAAGCGGCGCGGATTATGAAACCATCGGACAAACAGAGGGTTTCCGAACTGGAGATTGTTGACGATAACGCCACTGGTGACGTTGTAAATCCTGACACATTGCAGGTTAAGCGGACGTTTAAAGACTGCCAGCAAGCGCATTCTGCATATCGCAGACTCAAGCAACAGAATACGGAGAGAAACCGCAAAAACCAACTTATTCAGAAGAAGCTAAATAATGAACCTCCGTATAGTGCGAAAAAACTGGAAAGCATGGGTCAGAATTGGAGGAGTAATCGTCCAACTGGGTTTCTGTCTACGATGGTTAGTCGTTTACAACCACCATTTAAGCAAGTAATCGAGCAGTCACCTACACTTACCTATTCCAAGTATCCACTAGAGGGAGTAAGCGAGGAACATAAGACTAAGGTATTCCGCGAAGAGATTACAAAATGCATCCGAGGCTGGAAGGGTCACGATGATCTAGTGGCTCAGGTCACTCACGAAAATACAACATTTGGTTTTTGTGCGGTATGCTGGGATGACGTTCGTGACTGGAAACCAGAGTTTCTACGCCAAGATTATACGTTCTTTTCAATCGAAACCCCACAAGAAGCAGACTCAACACCGATTTGGGCTAGAAAACGTCGATACCAGATTGCTGAATTGCTTCCAGTGCTTGAGCAACCAAGACTTTCAGCACTTGCAGGTTGGCATATCAATAACCTCGTCAAAGCAATCAACAACGCAACCCCAGCGGGACGCACTTTGGATTCCAATGATGACGCTAGACGCTACGAGGACTGGACGCGAGAAGGATCCTATGGTGCAAGCTACGAAAACGATGCAAAATACGTTGAGCTAGGTGAGTTGCTGATCAAGGAACCAACTGGTAAGATTTCCCGTTATCTTTTCGATGACAAGAGTGGAGATGAAATCTGCACACAGCTTGATCGATACAACAGAATGTCGGATACAATCGCGCTATTCTCTATCGAGATTGGTTCTGGTGCGTTGATGAGTTCCCGTGGTGCAGGACGAGACTTGTATAACACGCACATTGCTATTGACAAAGCAAGAAATCTGATTGTCGATAACTCATATTTGCGCGGGATGCTATTACTTAAGAAAGGCCCAACCGCTAAAACAGGCATTCCTCCTCTACAAGTAATGCATCCCGTTGCCTATGTCGCAGAGGGATATGACGTGGTTCAGTCCGCAATCCCCGCTGACGTGGAAGATTTCATTAAGTTGGATCAATTTATGTCTGGATTGGCTGAAATCCAGATGGGAACTTTCCTGCCAAGCAGTGTTATGAACATCACGGGTGGCGATAAGACCGCATCCGAGGTTAACCGCATTGCTGCCGTTGAAAACCAGATCCGCGAAGGCATCTTAATGCGTTGGGTTAAGCAGTATTCCAAGGCAGTTGAGCGTATGCAACGTGGAATTTGCCATCCAGAACACGTTAAAGCCGCATCTGAGCTAAAAACACAGATTGATTTCGCTCGTTTACAGAATCAAAACGCAATGTGGGCCAAAAAAGAGGTTGTTGATGCATTTGAACAGGCACAATCCGAGATCCCATCGTTCTTAGTGCCATTTGAGATCCCACGGCATCTCGATGAAGAGGCCGTTTCGTGCGTTTTGTCCATGTTGGAGCGTAATTTGCCTCCTAGCGACATTTTGTTGATGGCATTCTCTCCAGCAGAGGAACTTCTGCCACAAACCGAAGGTCAAGACGCTGCAATCCTTGATCTTCTGATCCAGAGGTACACTGGTAACCCACAAATCAACCAAGATGAGCTAATGAAGCTCGATTGGTCACGCAAAGTGGGTGAATCTATTGCTAACCAAGTCATCCTTCCGAAAGATCAGGTCGAAGCAGTAGCCATTGAAGCAACTCGTCAGCAGATTATCGAACTTCAGAGCATCATCTCTGGTGAGGACATTCCAGTCTCTCCACGGGACAATGATATCTTGCACATCCAGACCATCATGGAGAAGCTATTCCCGCTTATTTCTTCTGCTCCAGCAGGGTCTATGCCTCCAGAGATGGTAAAACCCCTACAATCGGCAGTACAACACTTTATCGCACACGTCCAGAACGCTGAAGCGAAGGGTGCTGATAAAAAACAGATTGCCGAATACAAAAGGGCAGTTTCCGAAGCGATTAATTACCTGACAGCAGGACAAGCACCAATTTCCGAAGGAGATTTGTTTCCAGCAGCAGCAGGTGGTGGAGGAGGGGGAGGTGGACGTAAACCATCGACTGCACAGGCTACCGCAATGGGAGAAGCTGTTGGAACACAAAACCCATCACAAAATAACGCAGTCAACCAAGTTGCTGCACCACCAAAACCAGTAACCGCAGGATAATAATATTATGCCAGATCGAGCCAAAATAATCAGCAAACTTTCAGACAATAAATCAGCATTTCCAAAAGGAGGTGCTTTGGGTGCTATTAGCGAAAAAGAAGCTAAAGCAACAAATTCTAAATTCACAGGAATGGGATCATTGTCAGAATCTGAAATGAAAATGATGAAAGGTAAATCCGAACCTCTTCCAACTCCTAAAGACAAAGAAATGGAAGTTGAAGATCTTCTTTCCGAGTCCGAAAAAGAAATGGAAAAGCAAGCGGAATATGCATCAAAAGAAAAAGCAAATTATGATCGCATTAAAAAACAAGGTATGAGTGACCAAGGCATCGTATCTCCAGAGCAATTGGTCGAAGCTGGCAAAAAGGCTTACCGCAAGGTTAAATCCAAAGTTAAGTCGATGCTGGAATAAAATATGGGTGGAGCATATAGCGCATCAAGCGGATTAGCAGTGTCTAAAAAAACAGATGCTTGGAAACCTAACCCCAAAGATACAAGGTCAGATGGATCCATTAAAGGGGAGGGTTGGTTGGGGCCATTAAAACGTCTCGACAACCCCAATGATGTTTCAAGCGAAATATCGATTGGAACCAATTGGGGAACTGGTGAAAAAGAGATTCCAAGTCTTGTTCCGGGGCTAACTCAAGCAGAGCAAAATTATTTGCTTTCAACTCCATCTAGCGATATATTTAAAACAAATCCAAATTTATATAATAGCATTCAAAACAAAGCAATTGAGTTTGCAAAACAAAGAGAAAAGCAAGGGTTGCCTTTCTTTAAATAAATAAATATGAAATGGGAAGAATCTGACGCATCACGTCTGCGGGACTACGACAAAAAAACAGGAACTCAATTGCGTTTATATTTACGCAGTCGAATTCCCTTCATAACGGAAGTTTCCGTCGAAGGCGTTGCAATGCAAGCCATGTTGAAACAAGGTTTTGAGATGGCATTGCGAGAAATCGATGACTGCGTAAATTCTTCACAGGATAGCACCGATCCAAGCGCAGGGAACTTCACGTCTATGTGACGGAAAAAGTACCTAGTATTTACGTCAAAACTATATGGCAGAAATCAAACCAAGATTCAGCAAAACAATCACCAACAAAGCAACTGGTCGAACAAGGACAGTTGAATACGGACAAGCGGGAAAAGCCAAGGATGGCAAGGATCGCATTCGTCCACTCACAAAAAAAGCGGACGCGTATTGTGCTAGAAGCGCAAACATTAAAGGTGATTGGAAAGATGATCCAAATTCACCAAATAATTTAAGCAGGAAAAAATGGAAGTGCCGTGGAGAGAAGTCAATGAAGTAAATTAACAACAAATTAATAAATCTATGGAAAACGAAAACGAAAAAGCAGAATCCAGTGTTACTGGATACGGAAACCCATCATTGGACGCAGATCCAATCGATGAATCAACGGAAAATCAAATTGATGCATTACTGGATGCAGCACTAAGCGGAGTTGAACCAGTCTACGCAGAGGAACCCGTCGAAACGGAAGAAATTGAACCAATCGAGGAACCAGAGCAAGGGGTTGCTGAATCCACGGAATCGACAGAGACTCCAGAAGCACCTGTAACTCCAGAAGTCGAATTGGATCCAGAAATTGCGTCAATCGAACAACCTCGCAATCTTTCGGAGGTTAATCGTTCTAACTGGCGAAAACTTCAAGAGACAGCAAGCACCTACAAGAAGCAAGCCGAGGAGACGGAGCAACTGCGTCAACGTGTTGTGGAGATGGAATCACGTCAGCAGGAGTTTAAAGCACCCGATGACTACGATGAATTAAAGAAATTCCGTGCAATCTTCGACATTAAAAACGACCCAGAGTTTCAATCGAAATACAACCAACCAATTGCGTCTGCTAAAGAGAATATCTATGCAATCCTTCGCAAAAACGGAGCAAGCGAGGACGTTATTGAGTCTATTGAAAAAGCAGGTGGGCCTGATGCCGTGGATCAGAACTGGTGGAAGAATAACGCCATCGATAAATTGCCGCTCACCGATTCGGAGCGGCTTAAGCGCAACTTGGTTGACGTGGTTGATTTGAAGGAAAAGCAAGAGCAGGAAGTTGCTAATGCCGCTCAAAATGCCGATCAAATTTTGGCAGATCGAGAGCAGGAAAAGGGAAAATGGTATCAACAAGAGGTTCAACAGATTGATAACCACATGGATGGTCTGACCAAGGATCTTCCGTGGGCTAGGTTCGCAGAAGCACCGAAAGATGCCACGCCAGAGAAGCTAGAACAAGTCCAGAAACACAACGCGCAGGTGCAATCCCTTGCTGAGAAGTTTAACTCTGCCCTGTGGCCCACCAACGCGCAAGAACGGGCTAATGTTGCAGCAGCAGCAGTATTCTCCCACGTCCTTACTGAGCAACTACGAGTTGAGCAAGAAGGAAAATCTAAATACATGGCAGAATTGAAATCCTTGCGGGAAGAGAATAATAACCTCAAAGGCGCAGGGAAAATGCCGAAGCAGACCATCACTGGTCAGCACAGCATCAAATCTAGCCTCAACGACCGCTTAAAAATGAATTCAATGGATGCGATTGACATTGGCCTCGATGAAGCACTTGGTGGTTAAAGTATACTAAAGTTAGTATACTCATACATAAATTAATATAGTTAAAGCCACATTATATCTATGGAACCAAAAGTTACTCCTGATGAGAAGATAACTATGAATGCATTGGATTCTTTCGATCCATTTGCAAGACAAGGACAAGTTCAACATCCACAACCACAACCAGAAATAAATAAACCACAACGAGACTTTTCACATCTCAATGAACCCGAACCTATGATCAAACTAGACCGAAAACCTAAACGCAGACGTAAACCAGTGCCAAAGGTGTTGGAAAAGATGGAAATACCAACACCAGAAGAAATTAAACAACCAATTATCGAAGATGTTGCCGAAAAAGTACCATTTAACGATACTTTACAATCAAATATCGTAGAATCCCGAACCAATGAAGGGTTGCCATCGTATCGTGCAGAATTCGGAGGACGGGACATTTTCGTTGGTTTTTCGGCTAATAAAGCCACTAATCCAATCACTACACTTGCTTTAATCAACATTGCGCTCGATTTTGGACGTGATAAGATTCGATTTGACGTTTCGAGCGACGAAAACAACTTTTACAAGTCACGAAATGACCTTGCGGAGAAATTCTTAGCTACAGACGCAAAATGGTTGCTGTTGATCGACAATAACATCATTCCATCCATTGGCAGACCGCAGTGGGCAAAGGCAACAATCGGTGCAGCTAGAAATGTCCACGATTCGCACCTACAGAAACACATCGTGCATCGTCTGATCGGGGCAGGAAAGTCACTAGTGGGTGCAGCGTACTTCGCTAACTTAAATGATGCGTCAATCGACTGCTCAAAGTCAGATCTGGGCAAAAAAGCGA